TGTGTGCTGCAGGTGGGTCAGCCAACCGATCATCTCGCGGCCATGCAGACCGTAAGCACCCCGCACATCCGGCTTGCCGGTTTTCTCGGAGAACGCTTCGGGCTGGCCTTTGCTCCACTGAAAGCAGAGCCGACCGGCGACGGTGATCGAGTCGATGAAGATGGTCTGGTATTTCTTCAGCGCGACCGGATCACCATATTTGGCGCAAACGGCATCGTAATGCGTCTGGCTATAGGTCTGGTCATCCCGCAGCGCCGGGTTTGGCCCACCGATGAATACCGCAAAGTCCCGGCAGTCTTTCCAAGTTCGTGGCCGGATCGTATCCCCCTGCCAGCCCTCTATGGCCAGATCACCCGCTTCCAGATCCATGAACAGCGTGTTGGCGGCATCAAGCGTCCAGAGCAGGGAAGTTTTGCCGATACCACTGCCACCGAAAATGCAGCCCTTGATACCGCGTGGTTCGGCAAGACGCTGATCGGCGGTGATGATGGGGAAACTCATTGCCCCACCTCCTGACTGACGATCTCAATCTTGAGCGTGCCAGGTTTGACTGTGCGGGCCGGTTCAAAGCCTTTGCGGATGGCTTCAGGCCAGGCGGTGTATTTACGCTCGGGCACTTTGAAGATGACATCAACGTATTCGGACGGATCGTCCCCGGCGGCGCGGATGCGATCTGCCATGGCTGCAAGTTTGGATTGATCCCAGGTGATGCGTTTGGGCAGATCAACCACCACTGTGAAATCGCCGTCCTCAAGGCGAACTGTACCGGTGTCCTTGCACGCGGCCTGACGTTCTTCGGTGGCGCGGGCTGCATAACGCAAGATCAGTGCCCCATCGAAGCGGGCCTTGATGGCCTTGTCCTGCTTCAGGCGCGCATCAATCTCGCTCTGCAGGATTGCCAGCAACTCGACGGGCAGATCGGCAATCTCCTGCGGGCTGAGATCAACAAGATCATCCGGTATTGGCGTGTTTGCGGGATACGGCATGAACGGGTCTCCGGGTTGAGAAAAAAGGGATTGGAATGGGGTCATCACGCGGCCTCCTCCTCAAGCAACAGCTTGGAAAGCGAGACAGCGGCGGCTTTGGGTTTGGGTCGGGCGATGGCGATATAGGCAAACTGGTCGATGCCGATGCGCTCCTGTACCAAGTGCACCAAGCCCGCTTCGGCGGCCCAGAAGCTGCGGTTGGCAAGTTTGCGCAGTTCCGCCCGTTCCTTGTCGGACAGGCCGGAAAACAGGGCAAAAGTATCGAGCACCAGAAACCCGCGATGGTATTCCAGCCAGTCACCGGGAACCGCCTGCGCCACCCAGGCGCAGAAGTTGATCTCAGTCGATGGGCAGTCTGTGCGGGCCATAATGCGAGCTGTGTGTTTCATGAACATGATCTCCTCTTTTGCCTCTACTCACGCCGCCGCCATTTCGTCCCACGCCGGGCCGAGGCCATACGCGGTCAGAGTGAAACGAAGATTTGAAAGGCGGCGGTAAAGGGCAGAGCGGCTGCCAAAACCTTCCCGTGCAAGGGTCGCGATCGACCGGGAAGCGAGTGCAGCGCAAAACCTTACATCCGTGTCCGGCAGATGCCCGAGCGCGATGGTCAGCGCATGGCGATCCTCGGCCCGAGTCTGATCACCGACAGTTTGACCAAGCCAAGCCGAAAGCCCGTCATCCTCGCGGATCGTCTCGCTCATCGGGCGGTGATCGCCGCCGCCCATGGGGGCGTCCAGCGACAAAAGCCCGCCACCCTGAGCACGGCGCTGACGCATGATACGCATGGCAATCCGCGAAGACTGGTTACGCAGAATCAACCCGGAGAACGCACCAAGGCTGCCCCGCGCCGGATCATAAGAAGGCAGCCGACGCAGCAAATCGATCAAGAGATCCTGGCGGAGATCCTCGCGGTCGCAAACCGGCAGGCCCAGTCGCCGTTGCAGCCGTTTGGCAGCCGTCTCGGCCTCGCTGGTGATGATGTGAATGTGGTTGGGGGAAATCTTGATCTGCATGGGTACGTGCCTCGGTCATCGTTTCTGATGGCCTCAGCATCGCGAATTGAACGGCGACTTAGGTGGGATTGAGGTGGGAAAATGGTGGGGGTTTGGTGGGACAAACCATCTGCGGCAGTCGCCACGACTGCCGTATATCCAATCCGGGCAAGAGTTATTTGAGCCTAGTGAAAACTTGCCTGAAAGCTCGTTGGGGTCAGGGTCACATGCGCATCCAGCGGTGGCCGGATCTCGAATGCGCGTGCCTCACGCGAAAAGTTCCAAAGGCGCAGCAGGTGCCAATGGGCTCTGCGGTTTTCGGCCACAGCAAGTTCGTTTCGCGAAATGTGGAACGGAGTGCGTTCCCAACCGTTCGTTGTTTTGACTTCGATCAGCCGCTGGTGCCCCTCAGGTGAGAAACTTGCGATATCATACCCGGCACCATCACCGTCTTCTTCTGAAACCCAACGGACCCGTTTGGCCAATTCTGGTCGCCCCGTACGGATCAAGGTGGCGCGTTCATGCGCCATCACGCGCTCTTCACCGGCCCGCCCCAAGGTTCGATTTCTCTCGTCCCGAGCAGCGATGTCGAATTTTCGCGCAATCGCCAGCATCTGATCGACTTCATCCGGCGGTGGCAGGTTGCTGAGGGTCGGTGCCGGCCCGATCCAGAGTTCTGCGCTTTCCGCGAGATCTTTGGCCTTTTTCCTTATTGGCTGGCGATGCAGCCATTCTGAATTGAGCGCGAGCCATCGTGCCACGGCATCAACCAGTGTCATCTGAAAATTGAAGGCGGGCTTGTAGCCAGGAATCCAGTCCTCGCCCAGACCTTTCAGCACAGCACTGATATTCTGATGCTTGTATTCGATGGAGCCCGGCCCACGGTCAATGACACCCTGCAGGTTTCGGTTGTGATCAGCCTTGTTATAGCGGCGACCCACGAGATCGTCGGCCAGCATCGCGAAGTAGTCCGCGACGATCTTGTCGTTTTCCTCATCTGTCCAAGCGCCGCCTGCCATGTCGGCCAGGCTAGCCGGAGTTCATGTGCGTGTCATCATTCGAAGTTTGATTGGCCCTGCGATCGTAAGCCTGTGCCAAAATCATTCGATTACCAAAATATCCGATGCCGTTACTCCCAACTCATACCCACGCCCACGTATGGATTTGACGAACGACTTGGTTTCAGTATCGGAAAAGCCCACAGTCTTGAATTGATCGCGGATTTCCCTGACCAGATCCTTGGCCTCGCGCCCGGTGGTTCCTTCCAGAAAGGGCCCTGAAGCAACTCTGTCCCTTGAAAGGGCCTTTTCAACGAGACGCTGAAAGACCGGGAATATCTGATGAGACAAAACCACGGACCGCCCACGCAACTCGACCTCGGCGGAACCGCACCGAACAATGAGCTCTGGTGCATCCGGCGAGGATTCGAGCGCCGCTTGGTCAATTACGGCACCCATTCCGATCTCCGCTGGTTTCAAGACTGTAACTGTTTCGACGATGTCGATGCCCGCATCCTGAAACTTCCTGAGCGTTCGCGGTTCCAGCTGTGGCGCGAGCAACGTCATCGGTTCTGCGCGCGCGGCCTGTCGGATGATCGGGATCACCCCGTCGTGTCGTAGCACTGCAGGATCAAACACAAGAAAAATGGCCCGGCGCGACTGCGTGGACTCCAATTGCCATATGCCTCGCGTCAACTCTGAGGGAATTTCCTCGAATCCGGCCGCAATGGCAATTGCTCGTGCCAGAGCAAATACGCCAATGCGAAATTCACGCAGATCGTTCTCATCCAGTACGACATCCTCCCGCGCATTGAACGGACAAGCTGCCCGAAACCGGTCGCCGTCTGATCTGATAGGACGGGAAATCAAACCGCATTCGCATGTGCTACAAACATCCCATTCCTGAAGCGGTGCCTGTTCGATCAGAACACGCTTTACCAACAGCCGATCAAAAACCGGACCGTAGTATGGTTGCGCCGCACCCCCGGACAGGATCGCGCCCGCGCCAGCCTCACTCAGCCCCGTCAATAACGAGATAATCGCTTCGGTCATTCAACAACCCGTTCCGCTCAATCAACTTCATTACACGTTCTTCGTGCTGCGTGCGGCGGAATTGGACAATCCCCGGTGGGCGGATTTTCACGGTCACCTGTGGTTGTCGGTTTCCTTCTTTCCGGAAGAGCACCCGAAATACCAGTTCACCCAATCTCCAGGACCCACCGAATGCGACGGATGCCCCATCAAAATGACGGAGCGCCTGACCGGTCAGGTCGCGTGATTTTATGGATCTGGCCACCCGAGGGTACCCATTCTTGCCCGGCACCATCAGGTCGGCGGACGCCTCAATAATGAGGACACGGTCGATTTCCGGATCAAACCGGTGATCGAAGGAGAAATCAGCCCCGGCGCGTTCAACGTTATCCAGCGTATACAAATCTTGTGCGTCATCACCTTCGAAAAAACCGGGGCGTTCCAACAGAATTTCGGCAAAGAGTTCGGCGATCTCAGCCTGATGCGCCTTTTTGATTCTGGCCAACCGCAGTATCCCTGTGTCCTCCGAATACCGCAGAACGGCGTGGGAAACGGCTCTGATACTGATGACCTTTTCCCGCTCGCCTTCGACAATCGGCATTGTCGACACCAGCGACCCATGGCTGATCACCAAGTTGATCTCGCCACCATCGACATAGTCGCCGATGCGGCAGAAATCGCCCAGAAAGGAACCTTTGAAAATCTCCGAAATCCGGGACCTGAATTTTTCAACTTTGACGTTAGTGATGTCTACCACGATGCCGCTCTGTCTCCCTGCGTATTCATGCAACCGATCGGCGGCCATCATGGCGAGATAATCAGCAGCTATCTCAAACAGGTTGGGATGTTCGAGGAATACGCGAACCGCAATGTGCTTTGGATCATGAGCGCGGTTTGGCGTTTCCTCATCGCTGGTTTGAATATCCGGGAATAGATCAATTCCTTGTCGCACTGCCTGTGTCTGGATGATCTCAAGCCCCTTCGAATTCCCTAGTTCAGCGATCCGATGAAGATCCGCGCGCAACCCGTCCGGGTAGGCATCTTCCGGCCCGGACAGGAAATCGGACAGTGCGTCACGGGCTGGTCCTTCGTCTTGTTCTAGCTGACCTATATCGAAGCGATTGAACTCGCTATTATGGCGCAATAACAGTGTTTTAATCAATTCCAAGTCAATGGTTTTGATGAATCTTGGATTAACAAATTTCTTGAGGTTGCCCGCCATGGCGAATCCTTTTGATGAGGAGAGTTGTTCACTATACGTTCGCCGAATTTCGGGTCAATGGCCAGATTGCCAATGGGACAAAAACCGCCACCGATGAGTAGGAGCAAAAGGACAGCCCCTCGGAGTTCTTTTCATGAAACGCCCAAATACCTTGCCTCCCGATCAGATGACCCCGACGGATCGCCGGGCTGAGCTTTGCGCTTTGCTCGCCCGTGGCGTAATCCGCCTGCGGGAACGCGATCGTGCCAAACTTTCTGCCACATACGGAGAAAGTTCACTACACAATCCGACCAACCAGAGCGGTACTGCGGAACCAACTCACCGGAGAACTGCCGCATGACCAAAACCGATCCCATCCCAGCGCGCCTGGCTGCATTGAAAACAACGTCCACGCCAGACCTGAAGAACCAATGGCGCGAGCTTTTTGAATCTGAGCCACCGGCGTTCAACCGCCGTTATCTCGAAAGCCGTCTCGCCTACCGGATCCAGGAACTGGCCTATGGCGGGCTGAAGCCCGAGACCGTCAAGCGGCTCGAGGCCCTCGGTGAACAACTGGACGGCGGCAACATCACGCTGCGCCGCACTCGCGCTGATCTGAAACCTATCGCGGGGACGCAGCTAGTTCGGGAATGGCAGGGGATAGAGCAAACCGTGACCGTGCTGGCCGATGGCTATGAATGGCAGGGACGGCCCTACCGCTCGCTCTCGGCTGTTGCCCGCGCCATTACCGGGACCCGCTGGAACGGATGGGTGTTCTTTGGTCTGAAATCACAGCGGGGTGCAACATGAGCAAGGATATCAAACGCAAACTGCGCTGTGCGGTCTATACCCGGAAATCCTCCGAGGAAGGGCTTGAGCAGGAATTTAACAGCCTGCATGCCCAGCGGGAAGCTTGCGAGGCCTACATTGCCAGTCAACGTTCCGAGGGTTGGGCCCTGATCCGCGAGCATTACGATGATGGCGGGGTTTCCGGCGGAACGCTGGATCGGCCGGGGTTGAAGATGCTTCTGGCCGACATCGAAGAAGGTCTGATCGATGTGGTAGTAGTTTACAAGATCGACCGGCTGTCGCGCTCGCTGATGGATTTTTCCAGGCTGGTGGAAGTGTTTGACCGGAACAACGTGACCTTCGTGTCCGTGACCCAGTCATTCAACACCACCACATCCATGGGGCGGCTGACCCTGAACATCCTGCTGTCCTTCGCCCAGTTCGAGCGCGAGGTCACCGGTGAGCGCATTCGCGACAAGATCGCCGCCTCACGAAAGAAGGGCATGTGGATGGGGGGCACAGTGCCCTTGGGCTACGATGTGAAGGACCGAAAGCTGGTGATCAACAGACCGGAGGCCAAAACGGTGCGCATGGTTTTCGAGCGCTTTGCCGAAATTGGCTCCGCCACCGTTCTGGCCCGGGAATTGAGAGCGGATGGCGTCACCAGCAAGCAAGGCAAGCCCGTCAGCAAAGGGTAT